ATGTAGGAGAGTTTCTCTCTCGTACTTTTATCTAATAGCCAGTCCGGCATTAGATCATCTACCTGTTTGGTATGATAGAGCTCACAGTCTTTGGTGATCTCTCGAATGGTTTCAATATCATTCTGCCAAGCAAATCCTTTTGGATTTGACTGGTATATACCTCTGAGCAAGAGGTAATACTCGAGGAAATCTCTTTCATCGAGTCGAAGGATTCCTTCGTACCAGGGGAGCATATCCTCCTGGAATTTCTTGTCACTGAACAAGATAGTTGGTCCAACGGCCAACTCAGCACCCCCCAGGCATTGGGGAAGTGAAGCCATATTGCTAGATAAGCGCATGGCAGCTCGGTAGTTCCGAGCCCACAGTATTGTCTTAGCTCTAGACGCCACTGTATGAAGTGGGTGCCACTTCACTTGCTTCGCGAGTAGCGTAGCATGACCGATGAATGGGTCTGCCCCATCCACCTTTACTTTAGCCTGTCCGGATAAAGCAGATCCCTTGATGATATCAAGGAATAGAGTGTCTCCAAAGCAGGAGTCACTAAACGATTTGATGTCTTTGACATCATCGATATCTGTTGGAATACAACAGTAGTTCTCACAGAACGTGAGACTATCCTCAGAAATTGAGTTTAGCTTGCTGAATTTGCAACCTATTGATTCTGCTAGTTTGCAGAACCTAAGACAACTAACTAAGTTTGTCTTCATCAGGAAGAGATCATCTCCAACTGATTGGCCTAGAGGTCTTCTAGTCCTTGAGAACGTCGCTGACGTTATCGCACTTAACATCAAAGTTAAGTGAATGAAAGACATGCCGTCTCCCATAAAGCTTCCTCGGCTTGAGGTAACTTGAAGAGGTCCATCCCAGTACCCCTTATTGACTAACTCAGTCATATCAACCTCCCTTTCGAAGGTTGAAAACAAGTCATGGTAGACATTCCATGGCTTGAACTCTGACATAATTTCGTCACAGAATTTGATATTCTCGTTCAGAATTTCAAATGGGATCCTATAGGTAGCTTCCTCTAGGTCCACAGAGAAGAAAACTTCTTTCTCTGCAAGATCAGACAGTTCGTCTGAATCTAACCCTTGGGTGTTAGCCCAAGCGTTAGCATAATCTAGAATTCCTAGATTAAGCATAGCAACCTGTTCAGGTG